TAGATTGACGATTACACGCGATTTAATAGAGAGATTCGCCGCTACAGATATTAGCAAACTCAAAGCTGGCGATGGGCAAGAATGGATTAATTTACAAATCAGGATTGCTGATGCTCAATTTGCATTAAAACAATCAAATAAGGAATCAAATGACTGATATTAATAAATTGAAAGAAGCAATGGTACTTGCCGCCGCGCCTTTGGAGGCTATGATTGCTGGCGGAAGTGTAAACTTACACAGCGAGGAAGTCAGAGAGGCTATCCATGTGGGGGTTAATGCAGTGCGTGAAGCCCTATCATACAAGCATAGCGATGCCCGTGAGGATTGCCCGTGGAAATGCAAAACAGGTGATGCTAAATGCCTATGCTCCAACCGGACTCAGAATACGTTGGTATGTGCTGAACATGGTTTAACGCCAGACCCAGAATGTATGGTGTGCCATCTAAACCCTACTAAGACTCCATGAAACTCTACCTTCTCATCCTCTTAGCCTTTACAATTTTGGGCGTTATACTTTACAAACGAGATGCGTTTTGGGATATGTTCGAGCATGAATTAACGGAGCCGCCATTACAGGATACTACAATACGTTAGCTCGTACTTTATCTATCCGTTCTAGGTATTCCCTGCCCTTTTCTGTCGGCTGGTAGGTTTTATGCTTGGAACCACAGTTTTCACAAACGAGAAGCCCAGCAACTTTAATCAGGCCATTGTTACCAGTTGCCTTGCTGATTATACCATGCAGGGATTGGATGTCAGTGGCGATTTTGGCCTTCTCCCTGATTTGCCAATTGGTCAGAGAGCCATGCGTGATAAGCACCCTCAGGGCTTTGCAGATGTTGGTGTGTATGTTGTGTCCCATCAATCCGCCCTCGTGAAAAACCTGTCACATTTTACCCCGTAATCCATACAGGTGCATCCGGTGAGCAGGAGGATAAGCATGATGGCTTTCACTTGCTTCCCATCATATTAACCATCATCTGTGATTTTTTATCGCTGCCAGCGCTGCTGCCGAAGTAATACGCGATGATTCCTGTCCATGATGTACCAAGGGAACCTAGCATGATGAATAACGCTTCTCCGCCCTCTTTAGGAGCACCATGTACAAGCATATAAATTAGAATACCAAAGAATCCTATCGTCACGCCGACGGCCAGAATGCCCGGCAACTTGTCCTTAACCACCGCTTCGCGTTCGCGGGCGCTTTTACGGTCATCTACCTCTATACGCATAGTTTCCGTATTGGCAGCTATTTTTGCCAGTTCACCGTTGTTTTGCATTTCGAGAAGCCTAAGTTTGGCCTCATCGCGCTGCGCTGGGTCAGGAAAGAATTTATCGAGAAGTTTACCGCCAATATCAAAAGCCGCTGTCACTGGGTCAAAAGCCATCTATTCCTCCATATACTGAAAACCATTAACGTACCTGTCACCTATAAACGATAGTGCCATACCACGTTGCCTGCCGGATAACTTGTGTGAAACGTGAACCCACCCATCGCCCTCGTGGTTTTTCTTTAGCTTCTCAGCAATGCACTGGTCGAAGGACAGCGTATCAACTATCCAGTGCCATAGGACAGCGTTTGAAACATCTTTGACCTTGATATCGGCTGCCTCTCCAAGCAGGTGCTGGGAAGTATAAGAACCACCTACGGCCTTGTTTAATTCTTGGCAGCGAAAGCCGGATAGGACTTTGACTGGCTTGTTAAATCGCTGGCGGATTGGTTCTAGGATATTATCGCACAGGGATTCCATACGGGCTATTTGCATGGCGTTTGGGGTGTTGTCGATATTCTTTTGCAGCGCCGTCAGGGAGAAGGTGAACTCCTCAAGGGAGAAATGAGGAGAAAGCATCGTCATATCCGCTTAACCCTTATATCTCCAAGCATGTCAATCGGAACCAGTAATAGCATTTTAGCCATTTGGCTTTCGTGCTGCTCATTTATAGAAATAATTTTTATGTCATAGATTTCTTTAGTGGCCGCACCAGAACCGATGTCATAGCCAATGAACAATAAAGCCTGTAATAATATTATAAATATACGGCGCATATTTATCTCTTCATTGTTGTAAGTATGGTTTTAATGTCGGTTGACATTCCATCAAGCCGCTGGTGAACACGGTCAACGCTGTCTTTTGTTTCAAGTCTTGCGGCGTTTAAATCATTTTTAGTTGGGTGATTTTCTGAAACATGGAGTTTGTATTCGGCCAGTTGCAATTTGCAATCCGAATCGCTTTTCTTAAGCGATTTTATATCCGAGTGCATACCGCGTCCTATCCAGCCAAATAAAGCTATAACTAATGCCCATGCCCATTTTAGAACAATTATAAAAATTGAATCATCCATGCACCAGTCCGTAAGCTATAGTTGCGCCAAGTAAAAACTCTCCCCATTCGGAAAACTTATGCAGCATCGGAAGTTTTAACCGAGGTGCAATCCACAGCCCGGCCAAGTAATAAAACGGAAATCCTGCACCGGCCAATATCGCCCACCATCCACCGCCAATCGTAAGGCAGACAGGTATCGGAATACACGCACCGCGAACGGAAAGGATGGCGTAGTTTTTCCAGTTGCGGTTTTCTGGTTTTTCAAGGTCGAACTGCCCGCCCCAATATCCAAACATCACCCCGAAATACGCGGCAATCGCCACCAGAATAAACTGCGGCCATGTATCGGAAACCATCAAGGCAACAGGCACGCACCACAGGAACCGCCCCTTAAACGTGCCTATGGCGAATCCAAACAGCCTTTCAAACCAACCGCCTTTACCGGCTGAACCACGTAGCCGGTAGCCTATCGCAGCGATGGGGATTAAAAGAAACTTAATCATTTTGTCTCCGCCTCGTAATGCCAGCCCTCGTTTTCGATTACTTTCTCGCTTCCAAACACGCGCTCTTTACTCCACATCTCCTTTACGCTTGGCCGGTAAACCTGCACCAGACGCCAGCCGGTGTAGTCGAACTCACTGCCCTTTTGGGGCTTATCTTCTTTTTCGAGAAAGTATTGCGTGACGGATAGCGTGACACCGGGAATCTGAATGCCAGCGTTGAGCTTTGTATTCAGGTCGGCCACCTGTTCGTAAAGCCCCTTTTGGTCTTTTCCGGATTCCATAATCTGCACAAGATTATTCCACAGCCCGTCAATGGCCGTGTCAATGATGGCAAGTTCCGCTGGCTCTTTCATGGGTTTGTCACCGGGTTGTCAGTTGTGGTCGTCACGGTATTGTTGTTTGTCCAGTTCCCCGCGATTTCATCATAAACCGCTGAAGCAGCAGTATCGGAGCCGGTCAATATATTTTGTGATGTTTGCCAGCTAAGCAGATTGGGGTGGGTTCTAACACCTTCCATCGGTGGGCCTTGTCCATTGAAAATATCGGTATGCGGAACCAGTGCACCACCAAAATACATCGTATGGCCTATCTGCCCATCCCATGTGTTAGTGCCATTCCCGCTGCGTCCTATCTCCCAAGGAGCGCCATTAAAATTTTGCATGGCAGCGGTAGGATTCACCGACAGGTCAAACGCTGTAACCTCTGTTCCATCGAGCCATATCCTTATGCGGTCATTCGCGGTAGCATTCTGCCAGTCCCACCACACAACCCAATTTCTCCAGTTGCTAGGGACTGAAGGCACATAGGTCGCGGTTGTGGTTCTCTGCGCGTTTTCCGACGCCGTGTTGCCTATAAACATAAATCTATCTGCGGTATCTATCTGAACGCGAAATGACGTTCTAGTAGCGACGGCGCTGAATTTCTGAAACAGCCCCTGTAAAGACCCGGATGATGCGCGTTTAAATGCTCCGGCAAATGTCGCGGTGTTTACATCAAGCGCTATATCAGTACCTGTGCGACTTAGGTATTGCGTGCTGGCTCGCACGTAATCGTTAGAATAATCGGATAGGAGGTTGGTTACGGTCATATCAAGCCCCTAACCGCTTTCAGTGTGTAGGCTAAATCAAGACAGGAAGCGTTGGAAGTCACTATCATGCTAATGGTATCACCGGCCACAAATTCATTAGCGCTGGTATGCGCTTGGCTCTGCTCGGAACTTGATACGCTGTTGGCCGTGCCACCAAGGGCTACGCCGTTAATGTAGAAAGTTGCCGTGCAGGTTCCCGAAAGGCATTGTGTCGTTGCCTCGGTTATCCGGCCAGAATAGGTTGCCTTCTGAACAATGACGTAGGTCTTATTTCTTACAACCTCAATCGGCGGATTAGCTATAGGTGTTTCCTGAACTTCATGGATAGTCGCAAACGGAGTGCCGTTATAGAATCCATCAACCGGCTGGCTTGCTTCACTGGAGGCGCATATATTGCCATCAAGATATAGCTTTTTGCAGGCGTTCGCATCCGAGCCAATGCGATTGATAAAGTAACGGGTGTTAGGAGTGCCGCTAGGCCACGACGCCTTACAACCCTGTATGGTAAGCGTATCAACGTTATCGGAGGCGGTAAGTGGGTCTATAACGATAGGAGCAGTGCAATATAGCTCGTGGAATACGCATGATTGAATCGCAAGGTTCATTACTGAATTAATATAAATGGCTGCGGCGGCAGATGTTCCGGGGTTGTGGAAGTGACAACCGGCAATCTGAGACTGGTATGAGTAGGCATCGGTTCCGGTTCCGTCAGCATCCGAATCCGTAATGCGAACAAAACCCGCGCCTTTGGCGGTAGCCGTTCCGTTGAAACAGAAATAATCTCCCGTCATCATTAACCAGCGAACACCGCGATAATCAGCAACACATGTTGTATCGGTTAAGCAATCCCTGAAGGTGTTATCTCTGGTAACTTCGTGACCATATTCGTAGGTTCCCTTAGGAGTATTAGGGATTTGGAAACGCACCGCATGTGCCAACCGACGGTCTACACGACCAGTGATGTTATCAATAAGCCCTAGATTCTCATAAACATTGTCATGGTGAATTGGGGCTGTCTCGTTCTCAAAATCAATACCGATATAACAAGGGCGACGTTGTGGGTCGGTAATCGACGGGAAGTAAAATAACGACCCGTTTTGTATTCTGTTGAATCTTGCGATATTTCCAAAACCGTTTTTAAATCTACCGGGAACCACGCCTTTATTCGGGTAAACTACGTTGCCTTCTATAATACAACTCTTGCCTTGGGTTATAAGAACACCAATCATCTCATTACCAGCAGCAAAAGTTGAGGCGAAATCGTCCTCAATGCCAGTGCCATAAACGAAAGTACATTTAACTCGATTATTGAGGGTTTGGAAGGCAGAGGCGGGAGGAGCGATATTGACCATTTTCTGCGAGGCAACCCAAGTGTTAATCTGGAATTTAATGCCCTCCATATTGAAATCACCTAGCGTGGTGACATCAGCTACGGCAACAGCGCCAGTGTGGGCAATGATGAAATTAGGACTACCTCTGCCTTGAATATCTACAGCTCCATCGGGTTCATATTCGATATTCTCAGTCCAAGTGTAATTACCCGGTAGGATGTCAACGGCTTTAGAAACAGCCAGCGCCGCCGCAAGAGCAAGCGCCGGGTTTCCGCCGTAGTCGTCTGTTCTGAAAGCGCCATCCGACACGCCGACTGTGACGACGCCACCCCCACTACTCGGAATAAACTTTTTCTGCGATTCACTCCATATAAGGATTTCTCCATTCTGAATATTGTCTGCGCTTACATCGAATGCTTGTTTTACTTTATGTATTCCACCGCCACCACTTGACTTAGATTTTGGGATAACAAATAAATCATGCCATTCCTTATCCCCCCTATAACGCCATTGAATGTGCGTCTGGTTTCGGCCTAGCTCTATTTCTCTCCCATCCTTGCCACGCGGCAAGTTAAGAGATTGTGTCATCCCATCGGTGTAAGTGATTAATGCGGTTTCAGGAGTTGGTTGAGTTATTGAGGTAATGCCACGTCCATCCTCGCCGGATTCCCCATCTTTTCCTATTGCATCCTTGCCGTCTTTACCATCTTTACCGGCCACCCCCATCGGCCCAATATCCCCCTTCGGGCCGACAATACTTTTTCCGTCGATTCCATCCCTTCCCGGTTCGCCTTTATCTCCCTTATCGCCTTTATCTCCCTTGATAATAGCCGTCATAGATTCGTTGATTTCGATAACACCTTTTTTATTGGTATCATCTATCTCATCAAATTCGCCGGTTTCTATATTAAAAATAGTCGGCATTACGCCATTATCCTTCCGTAAATAGCCGATTGAAAGCCGTTAGAGGCAGATACGCCACCCCATGCGGTTGTTCCTAATGCAACTGAAAATTCAAGCCAAGCTAAAAAGTGTTTCCCTGCGGCTATGGTATTCCTGAAATTTGCGATTGCGGTGTTAAACGAACCGGAGCCACCAGACCATAAAGACGCCCTAGCGCCAGTCGGCGAAGAAGTGCTATCAAGGCCGATTCCAACACTGGCTGTAGCCCCCGTAGTCATCGCAGCACTTGCATAGACCGTCGCATCGATAATGTCCTCTGATACGCCTATGACAAAGTTTAATTGATTTGCAGCGGCAGCATTTGCTTGTCGCCATGTCGCCGTTGTGTAATTCCACGAAGCAGTTGATTCTTCCCGGCGCATGGCGCGGTCAACACGGTTATAGTAATTCCACAGATAACGATTCGCTACGCTATCTTCGGTTGCCGTAGTACTGGTAGTATAAAACGTGCCCAAATAACGGCGCGTAAGCTGCCCCGTCTTGGATAATACCCCGTCTTGATATACGAGAGCCGTGGCGCGTGTTGTGTCATTCGTCCACGCTAAAAACTCAAGGGTAGGTACTCCTGCATTGTCATAGCAGAATACGTCATACGGCCTTCCACTTGTAAGTGTCCCAAGCGCGAGTGAAAACTGAGAAGATGAGCGGCTATTCCAATTTGTTCCGTCATATAAAGATATGCGATTTCCTTTATATGGTGTGCAATAGATTGTTGTCGCACCAGTTACATCACTAGTCGTAACCGGCAAACCAGTTGTCAGTGTTAAACGGAAATCATTGGATAAAGAGGAAGACAAAGCCACTATATCGGAAACCAATACCTTTTTACTAAGATTAGAATCCGATACGTCAGAAATGCTTATGTAATCTCCTGATGCTGCGGTAACAGCAGTAAGTGCCGATGTTGTTTGATTGGCATCAAGGGTGGCTCTGGCTTCTGCTGCCGTCGAGTCATCAAGAAATGTTGCCATAAATGAGCTGATAACCGTCGTGCTAGCGTCGGTTATGGCTTTATTTTCTAATTCCGTTGCTGTGCTATTCCATCCAACTAATTTATTTGCTTCTGGTTCTGGCATAGTTGTGCTGGCCGTACTGCCAATTTCAAAAGCCAATGAACGGTCAACGTCATCCCGCAAATCTTGTGTTATTGCCGTGAGCTTATCAAAACTATTTTCCGTGACAGCTCCTTGGAACCCCTTAGCCGTGGTGTAGGGAGTTGTTTGGTCTTGAGCTACCTCTCTATAGCGAATCACTTGATACAAGCTGGATGGAGCTGTGCCGAGCGTTACGGAGTATCCTGCCGAGGTGAAGGTAAGTGTGTATTCTCCCGCCCCTCCGCCTTGTGTTAATGGCGCTGCAATTACACCAGTGGAAATGGTTTTAAGAGCTACCCTCATATATGAGGCGACGAGAGGACTCCATGAGCCGGTAAAAACCGTAGTCACGCCGTTGCCGGTGGATACGTCTACTTGGTAATTGTCACTTATCGACATTTTTATCCTCTTTTCTGCTGTGAATTATATACTATATGTTGTGTTCTCGCCATTTTAATATCCCTATAAGCTGTTATTGCTTTTACCTGATTTCGCTGCTCCGGCTCCCCACCACCAGTAATAAACCTTACCAACCACGGGAACGCCCTTAGCCGTTTCAGCGTCTTTAATATCTTTTTCGCCAGAACTAATTTTTCTAATGTCTTTTGCAATGTCATCAATGGGTGCGCCGATTGGCGGTATAAATACCGTTTTCCAAAAGGTCTGCATGATTCCTTCCTGTTTGGATTTATAAATTTGATATTTAGTTAATCCTGTTAGTTTCAGCATGTTGTTTAAAACCAAATCATCCAACTCAATTTCCCTGCCGAGAATTAAATCCTTAAGGGCATCACTCGTTAAACCCATGAGCATTAAGGCGGCAGATAGGCGAATCATATTATTAACGCCTTTGGCCATGCGTTTAGGCTCGCCGCTGGCAATCTCATCAAATATCTGCCTGCGGTAAATATCTATCTGCTTGATGGTGTAGGTTTTAAGCATGTAAAATACCCGGCCATTTCCGCTATTGAGATAGCCGGTTGGCATTTCCGCCAATGAAATAGGCTGTACGTTGGATAATTCGGAGAACATGAGATATTTAACATTCTCGCTCATGACCCCATTGCGTAAATCCTTCTTAACTTGTGCGGCCTCCGCACCGAATGTTATATTCATTTCAGCGTCAAAATCTTTACCGCCTTTTTTCTCGGCAGCCCTTAGTCTGTCATAGGCCGCGCTCATGTAGGTTTCCTTGCCGATATTATCCATCCATTCTAAACCAACGGCTTTGAATACAGCCCTAACTGAGCGGCCAGCGCGATTCTCGTCACCAAATTCCTGTAGGATATTCTCAATTCCCACATCCTCTTTTTTGAATGTAGATTTTCTGGCTATTGCTTTGGTAAACGCTTTCGCAGTGCGGTAATATCCATTATCCGAAAGGGAGAAAGCTAAATCCTGAATCTGTGTAATGGCAGATATGGGGCTACCCATAAGATAAATATACGTTATGTTTTTGCTCCACGACGCAATGCCTCTGCTGCCTTGCGGCTCGACGACGGCCTTTAGAATCTTTTTTAAATCTTCCTGTTGGTATGGCTTAATGGAGCCTTCAGCAATCAGGCCATTTATATAAGAGCCGATATTTGCATCGGAGTTTCCTTTGCCAAATAACCTTCTAGACTCAATCCCATGACGCACCGAATCAACGTAGCGAATCAGCGTGTGCATAGAATCTTCGTAGTATTTATTAAATTCAGGGGTGACGTAATCCACAGCGCGTTCTTTAGTGAAAGATGAGCGAGCAAGGTTTATGCGTGACGTTGAGAACCCTCTAAGCCAGTTGTTAGCAAACTCTGCCTGTTCCTCCGCTGTAAATGCGCCCTGCGGGTCTTTCTCTCTCATCGCCTGCTCTAACTCGCCCCATTCCGGCAAACCACGCATAGCGGCCATATATTCAATTACCTTGTCATTCTTAACCTGACGGGGGAAATATTCCTGGATGTAGTTCATATCCAAGCCAACTTCTTGTGATTCATTATAGATATCGTCCAGCGTATCGCGCACCGCGCTAAAGTTTTCCTCTAGGTCGTATTGCTTCAGTAATTGATTAACTTTCACCGTGTCGCGGTTTTTTAATGCTAAGTCTAGCATACGATAATCAGGCTCACTCATCTTTGAAACACCCTCGATAAAGGGTTTTATTTTCACCTTATCTTCATGGCTATGCAGCCCCATGCTAAAAACGAACTTCCTGACAGCGTGGCGCAGTTTAGGATTGATGTGATGCAAACGAGTTGATACCGGCGTAAACGCAGCCGACGCTAATTTAACCGTGTCTTTTAACAGATATTTAGCATCATCGCCTATAGAGTCATCGCTCCCCTGCTTGGCTATTGCCGCGTAATCCGCATCAATGCGATTCTTTTCCTCTGTTGTGATTTGTTTCTCGCCACGAACAAAGTCCCCGCCGAGCATACGGTCAAATACTCGGCGAATATCATCGTTAATCTCAACGTCCAAATCGCGCACACTTTTATAAATCGAGGTTAGCCATTCTTTGAATCTATCAAATACCGATTGCAATTCTGGTTTTGGTGCTTTGCCTTCACGCAGATATGCCTCGAATCCACGGGCGAATTTTTCTTCTTGTTCAACGGTGAAATTGCCATCCTTAGAGCCAAGCCATTCCTGTATGGATTTAAAATCCTTTTTAACCATAGGCCGACGTGATTGCTCGGCTATTCCCCGCATGTCCCGTAAAAATAAATGGCCAAGCTCATGCAGTATTGTTGATGGGTTTGAATCTTTAAATAGCTCGATGAGTGTTTTGTCCTGCCCAAAGGTGATTTGACCTCTAGCGTCTTGTTTTAATATATTCGGATTATTCGGGTCGAATGCACCGATGTTGTTTATGCTTTTGATTTGCGTGGGAAGAAGGGCGACATAGACATTATCGTCGGATTTAACACCCATAGCGGCAATATCAGCACTGGTTATAAACCCATCTTTTCCGGTGAAGTCAATTATAGAACGCATAACAATATCGCGCTCTACGCCACCAAGATTAATAAATGAAGCTATTACGTCAGCATCGTCCTTTGAAGAATCATAAATATCCTCAAGCGCACGTTTCAATACTGCCTGCCTACCCTCGCTTTCCATGTCACCGTAATTTGACAATAGATATTCATCATGCTTCTCAAGCTCTGCCAGAATTTTTTTCACCTGCGAAATTGTGATAGTCTTTTTCGTGGGGCTAAATGTGGGGTTTTGTAGGCTGAGATAAAATTCACCTATGTCACCGTAGCCTTCTGCTAGTCCTCTTGAATTTGTAAAATAAAACCCCTTGCCTAAAGCCTGACCATTTTGGCCAGATTTATTTAAGTCAAATACTTCAAACACCGCCCGTGTGCCGTGATAAACGACCACAGGCTCACCGTTTTTATTGAGAGCCTTGCTGTCGCCAAACCATTTCTTAAATTCCTTTGATTCGATAGGCGGTGCTTTCTGAAAGAGAACATCGCCCTCTCTCGCCGCTTCCCTATCACCCACAGCCATTTCTGCATCCATGCGTTCATTTCGCGCATTCTGATATTGACGGATATTCTCCTCGCGCTGTGCCTGTGCCTCTCGAAATAATGTTTCAGCTACGCGAATCTCTTTCTTGCCAAGCGGCTTCCCAGCCTTCATTTTCTCATAGACTTTATTTACATATTCACGGCTAATGGACTCACCGGCTTTATTAAAATCCTGAAACCACGCTGGGAAATTGCCTTTATAACCCGTAACATCTAAATCACCACCTCGACCAGCCTCAGTTGGCACTGAAAAAATACGCTGCCCCTTATAGGAATCATTCAATTCCTGAACAACACCACCAATCCATTTATCCCATTTCTTATCAGGCTTGGTGTAATCTTCAAACTTAATGCCTTTTTGTTTTCCTACGCTGAAACGAGGCGATGGCGCTGTTTTTAATACATCGGTGAAATCAAAGGCATCAACGGCTTTACCGGAATTATCCGTGCGTTTAACTTCAAGGCGTTTGCTTTGTAACCACTCTTGCGGTGTAATCCCCAATGCCCTCGCTGCCGCATCCGCTCTTGCCGCAACAATAGCAGAGGCAGCAAACGCCTCATCCTCTTTAACCCCCTGTGCTGTTGCCTGTTCAAAAAATGTTTTTTGTACGCTGGCAACTCCCTTAATATCGCTGGTGCTTTGCTTGAATATCTCTACATAATCATCAAATGCCTTGCGCTCTGCTGGCTCCAGTGCATTGCGGTCAACATTAAGCGTGTTGTTCCCGAATTTCTGCATGAGCGTCATGAATTCCATTGCCGATTTATCATCGGCGGCAATGGGCGCTACTTCCTTACGGATGAATTCACCCATATCCTGTTTTGCAGTATCAATGTTTTTCTCGGCATACGCCGCCAGCTTATCTGCTGCATCAGGGGGTATTCCTGAATCTGCCGCTTTTTCCTTAACGAAAGCGCCAATGGTCGCTGCCGACGTACTACCGATTATAGAGCCTAGAAATGCCTGATATAAAACGTCCTGTGCGGTTTGCTGCATACTCTTATCGCGTATGCCAAAACCCTGCATAATCGCTTCTTCAGCTACCCCTTGCGTGCCCTCTTGTACGCCCTCAGATAAAAGACCATGCGTGAATCGTTTAACAAAAGTATTCCCCTCTAGCGCCTTGAATAAATATTTTGTTCCTACCGCCTCTAATCCCCCATCAACTATCGCCCTTAAATCAGAAATAGATGATGCCGCCTCTGGTGACGTTCCTTCTTTGGCTATGGATTCTTGATATGAATCTGATTTGGAAAGTGCGCCAAAAAACACAAACCCAGCAACGGGATTTCTTGTAAGGGCGGAAAGACCAATGAAACCAAGCGTACTCGTCGCACCGCTAGTTAAATCATAAGCCAGCCTTGCCGTTGCCGGTTGCGTTTCATCGGGCGCATTAAGCCCAGCTTTTGCCGCGTATTTCTTATTTCTATCTATTAATTGAAGTGCATCTTCCTCTAAAACCTTTGAGACATTTAACCTTAACGCTTCTTCCGCATCAGTCTCAGGAACCTGTAACTCCCCCGGCATACTCGCGTACATAGATGAATTCTCGAACAGGCGCTTATTGCCGGATTTTAATAGCTGCGCCTTTTCCAGTTTATTAACTGCAAGTATATTTGGAACCTGAACCTCTAGGAAATTCCTTACACTTTTCCCCGCAGCTTCAAACACGCCCATATCTTGCATGGCAAAGAAATTCTTTGATTTGTCCACATCGCGTTTAATTAGAAACTCCGCTTCGTCAGCAGATACCATTTGCGGCAGTGAAACTACTCGACCATTTTTCTCATCAAGAACCGTATTATTCGGCGCATCAATAACAACTGCATCCTTCCACAGCGACGGGTCGTTATCCGGTACAACCTCAGCACCTTGCCAATCCGCAGCATTAACCACCGGCTGCTCATCAGGATAAAGCTGTTTCATCGCCTCTGTAGTTTGTTGCTCGGTGTACGGCATTAATCACCGCCTATTAATTCAACAGGCATTGTAATCGGCTCAATCGTGCCGTCCTTATATCTACGCGCTACTTTGCCATCAGCTCGTTTTATGTACTCAAAATTAGGCGCTGAGGCTCCGGTTGTATCGACATTTCTCGGCCCTGCCATGCCTTGTATCAATTTTCCATTGGATAGGATTTGATTCGGCACATCATCCATCGTTTTTAGTGACGGATGTTTTCTCTCTAGGTACGTCCTTAACGCAGTTTTCTGTGCTTCGGAATAAAGTTTATTTTTCTGTGCCGATGGGAGTTTATCAATATCGCCTACTGCTATTCCGTTAGGGAATTTCTCATTACGAAGCGAACCCGCCTCTGTCCTTAATGCCTGCATGTAATCATTATACAGCGTCAAGCGATTCTCATTATTCACCGACTTTGCCCGATTAAACGCTTTCTTGTACGCTTCGGTATTGGGCTTTCCCTCAACCGATTTAATTTTCACATTGTTGTCGTAAAATTCTTGAACCCCATCAAACCCAAGGCTGTCGCTGAATAATCTCTTATCGCCTAATTCCCCAAGGCTTTTCTGCTGTTTGTCAACTAAGGGTGAGACAATCTCGTTGATGAAACTCACACCGTCATCCTGAGTGATAGCGCCTAAATCCATGCCTTTATAAATTTTATTCTGTAAGGCAGCGACATCTTGAACGGTAGGGTTATCTGATTTCGATAACAGATTAACCTCATCATAAACATCCAGCATGTACTGTGATTTCTCGCTGGCGCTTAATTTGTCCTCGCCGGTTTTATAGCCATTTGCTTTGAGGAAATAATCCTTCGACTCCTCCGACATGCCGCTCGAAGCCTGAAGAATCTCCGCGTAAGAAAGCACCCTGCCGCTATTAAGCATTTCGTTAGGACGCTTTAGAGTATCAAGGATTTCTGTTTGCTTGGCTACTTCTTGGAATTTTATTGAGCGGCTCTCTACCGCATCACGGAATTTCGCCCACTCATCTTGATTCGTCACCTCGCTCTTTACCGCTTCATTTTCCATCAACCTAAGTGCCATAACAGGATTTGTTTTTGCCACGCTGCTTATGAAAGTCTTAATGTGGTCTTGGCCTAAATCGTGCATGATGGCATCGGTTGAGGTAGCGCCTAGATTCTCATTTCCAAAACCACGCATGGAATCAAGGCCAGTGTGAATATTCAATAACGCCTCCGGTAGCGTCATGCTTCCATTGGCAAACGCCTCACCGTCCAATCCCGTTTTAACGAGATTATTCTGCGCCGTATTTATCAAACTGGTTTTTGTATTTACCTCCGCTTGCTTGTAAGCCCAGCCCTGAGTCGCCAAATCATTGCTACTCGTTAATTTAGTCGCGCTATCTTTCCACGCCCTGCCAAACAACGGGCTTATGCCTTCACCGTATTTGTCGATGATGCCTTGTCTTTGTGACCTAAAATCCTTTAAGCCCTGCTCATTAAATGGGTCGCCTTCGTATTGCGTTTGGAATTGGTTAGAAAGCTGTCCTATCTCCAATTGAGCCGATGATAGGTTTTCGACTATCTTCGCTTCCTGTGACTTCCTAATGATGTCCTCGCCCATTTCAGCGGTGACAGGTGCAAGTGTGTCGAATAGGCTAGGCGCTTCCGCGACAACATTCGTTACAGTCTGGTTATTGTTTATGTAACGGTTTGCCATTAAACAAATTCTCCTGGCGCAAAGCCCTGACCGCCGAATGAATCATAAATATCCGCACCGAATCCATAGCCAGTTCCGTTAAACAAGCTGGTTGTTCCTGCACCAAATGAGCTACCACTTGCGAACCCGCTACTAGTTCCGCCCATACCCGCCATAGAAGCACCAGCAAAAGCACTAAACAAACTCGATATACCAGCCTGCCTTCCGGCGGAAACTTGACTCTTAGCCTTGGCATTGTAATTCGATGAGATTTGATTCAAATCAGTTATTCCAGTATCGAAGGTCGATTCGATGACGTTCATTGGCGTACCTTCTAGAGTCAAACCGGAATTTAAGAATGAAACTTTCTGCGATGCGGCGACTTTTGCTATGTCTTTGGCCTTGTTTGCAGCGACGATATTGCCTTCTGCAACTGTAGCCTTTGCAGCTTTATTCGCGGCTGAAGTTTGCGAGACTGCACTTACAGCCGATAGCGCGACCATAGCTGCGGTCATCGGGTCTAAACACGCACCCCCATAAGGCCGCATGTGCTTAAATATATGCTGTGAAAATTGGCTCATGCTCGTACCCAACGGTTATATGTTTTGCCTTCGTATTCCATAGGAGAGTCAATCATGAGATTATAAAACCTATGCCATTTATTGACCTTTTCGTTATCAGGTGATGCCGTCCAAACTCGTTTTGGTTTTAAAACACCTTCGGCTCTTTGCATAAACTGTCTCATTTCAACACTATCCCTTGCAGTGAAATATTTTGAAATAAACGTAAACACCGCCCACTCGCCTTGTTTTTCTTCAATAAAACAGATTATAGCTTTTATTTGTTTGTTTTCCAAAACATAAACCCACCATCTATCATCACTGAAAATATGCTTATGAGCAGTCGGGTCGCTAACCTCGTTCGGCTCGAAACTGTCTAAATCTGAAAGTCTCATTTCTCTAATCATGACGTGTACTGCCCATCAATCATAATCACGCAGGTTTGGAATGGCCCCGGCTCGTCCTGCACAACATAAAAGCATTTATCCAATTCGTTATCGTCCACATAGCTTAAGTATTTCGTGCCATCAATCGGCAACGCAGGGAGATAGTTCAAATCGTTTTGCGACAATTCCTGCACCGCTTCCAGCCTGTAAGGAGTCGTTCCGAATTTTCCACCAACCGAGTTTACTACTCTCATGCCAACTCTTGATATGGCCTTCATCGTGGTTTGAGTGTTTCTACCCTGAAAAGCAAACCCCATAGGAAAGGATTTAATCAGGCCGCGATAGGTGTAGCCAACAACTGCATGGGTCACTTGGTCATCAAGCGTTATCGCTCCGCCTGATACGGTTTCTGTCGAGAGAAAACCGCCATCCGTAACAATTCCAACCTCGTATGTGTTGAAACGAGATAGGCCGGTTAATGACATAAATGACAAATACCAACTGGAATATACGTTAGTTGTCGGCTCCTGAAGAACGTTAACATCGACCACCGTTGAACTTACATAATTCGTAATGAGAAAACGCCCAGATTCATACCCAGTGGCCGTTTTATAAACGATGTGCTTTCCTTCATCGGCCAATACGAACGGCGTACCAGTGGAAGTAATTTGCCCCGTGCCAGAATCATAAGTAATCGTTTCAGTGCGTAAATCGCTGAACACCGTCGCGTTATCAAGGTAGATACATTCTTTCAATTGCTCGGCGATATAACGATTGAACGCCTCATCATCATCTTCCTTGTCATCCGTAAAGAAATCCTTGCGGTTCGCAAACTCAACATAGGGGTGTTGGTGTTCGATGTAATATGTACCATTTCGGAGCGACAGGGCGAACAGTTGCGGGTTTCCGTCGTTATCACTTATCTGTGCAATATCTTTGAAATCGCCTTTGGTGAAATGCTCGTGCCAGCCGATAATTTTTTCCTGTAGGTTAAAATTCATCGTGCAGATATCGCCGCTACGCAGGCAGTGGATTAAATTATTACGGTCTTTCGTGTAGCGAATTTTAGTAAATCCGCCTTCAGAAATATCATAGCTAATGAAATTCGCATCTTGAGATAAAAAGGTTTCTGTCAAAACGTCATAGCTGAAATAATACACATTGCGGCTATTCTGTCCGACATAGAATATAAGCCCATCCTTTTGAAGTGGGGGTGCACCATTACATCCATCGGCAGGCGTGAGGTTTGCCTCAACAGTTGCGGCAGTAATCGCATTCCCTACACCACCACCGTTGATAGCGCAGATTCCATCAGCAGCCCCTGCGATTAGGCTATTGCTTCCGGGATATAGCCATTCAATTCTTTGAGCTATTTCTGCGATGGTGAACTGTAGGGCAGATTCGTCAGTAACCGATGCAGGAAGCGTGTGAACATAGTAATTCCCCGCTTCACTCATCCATACCGTTGTGATTTTAAGGCGGCTGGCCGCATAAGATAAACGGCCTTTATAAAATAATGCCACGGAAGGATAGTCGCCTGTAAGCACCTTGGCAGCGGTTCCATTGGCGGCATAAGCCGTGTAAGTAGTCGTATCAACGTCAATCGTAATATTATCCACGCCCGGAACGGTTAAAACGGTAGCCGTCCATCCATTGAGCTGCGTCATGCCGGTAATGCCAGCGATTTTAATTCTATCTCCTACGCTGTAGCCATGCGCTACAATCGTTAAATTTGCATTGGTCGCTTGTGTGGCTCCCGTAATATTTTTTGTTGCCTGCCACGTCAAAGGAAATGGGTCGTCGTATCTTGCATAAGGCGTGAACGTAAAAGCATTCGCCGCAGTACGGATTAATTTATATGGCTCATGGTCATCATGAACAATAATCATTGTATCGAAATTCTGTGTATAAGCCTGTTTAAATGCGATTTCCTTGGCCTCTGCCAGCGTATAAGGCGTGGTGACTTCCAAAGGGGTTGCCCCGCCGTTTAAAACCCAACCGAACAAACCGTTAATGTCATAGGATAGAAAGCGCATCTTAAGGTTATACATCACCAGAATGTAATTCTGATTGTCTGCGAATTTAAATTCAATAAACGCACAATCCTCGAAAGCTAGAATATTCTCAAATCCAGACCGATAAATCGCGTTACCTTTGTAATTTGATATGAAGTTCTCAAAGGCATCCGCTGCACTATTATAAAGACCAGTTAAATCAAAGCGCCCTTGAAAATCATGGTCAACCCGCGCTCTTGCAAAATTATTATAGGAGGTAACTACCTTCACAAGCCCCCCTATTTCTTTGGCGCATTGCGTGATATACTGGAGAATCTGGCCGCTTGGAATCTTGAGTTGCTTACACGGATTGGCCTGTTCTCTTGGGCATTTATGCCCGATAGCTCTGACATTTTCATAGGCAGCAGCTTTTCAATCAACGCTACTTTGTCAGGGCTTTGCGTGATATCCATCGCCACCTGAGCAGCGAGATACCAGCTAAATAGCATTTTAAATTCCGGTGAGAAAGAAGTAACCTCCGTCACGTCACGGATAAAACGAAGCTCCATGCCATCTTCCCATTCGTCATCAGTATAAATAACATTGCCTTCAACGGTATATTCAAAGTCAGTGCGCTCATCGACATTCCCTAGTCCTAGAACCTTCAGGCAGTCCGTAGGATATTCAAAGGCATTCTCATAACCAAAAGGAACGGTCACGACTAATTCACTCACTAAACGCCGAGCGAGTGCAAAATTAGGCATGACGGTTTTAAGTAATGTCTGGCGGGAAATATCATACCAAATCGAAAAGGTGATTTCCTTATCGTTAGTTGGTGTAGTTATGGATGAAATAGTGCCGTAATTGCCCAAATGACTTAAAGCAAGATTACATAAATCTTCAGGAACATTTACGGCCATAAAACCCCGAAGGGGGGAAGGATTTTAACCCTTCCCCATTATTGTTAGAAGTTACCTTGCTCGATATCAACTTGAAGGAACAGCACTTCCGAAGCAGCGGTGGAAGCGGTCTGGATATAAAGACCCAGATAAACACCGCCATTTGGCATCTGGTCAGAGCTTTTACCTAGCAGCGTACCGATGTTGTCATCGGCATCGAGCGAGGTATTAAGCGTCTGGAGCAAATCGCGGTAGGTGAGAGCCGAAGAAAGGTCAACGCCATCCCAGATAATATCCTGGTCGATAGCGGTGAATGTTCCGTCAGCTTCCAGCTTCCAAAAACCAAGGTCGTTGTTATTGGCCGAGGTTAATGCCGGTGTTGCGCCTTTGATTGAACGGATGGTGCAATCATAGGTGAGTGGGCCTGCGAGAATGTGCAGGGTGTTAGTGCCAGCGCCGGTTGCGATGGTTTTTTTGTAGAACGTGGTGACAAGTTGCTTGCCAACACTATTAATCGGGTTTGTGGGGTATTCCACATAACCGTTAGAGCGAATACCAGTAGCCATATTAATTCTCCTTTATGTTAATCATCACCAAGCAGGGCAACCAAAAGCGTGATTGTTCCTGTTACGGAAATAGTTGAGTTTGCGTCAATCGTTGCTGCGGTTCCCGACCAGTTGAGATAAATGTCGTTAGCCGTGGTTGTACCGTCGATGGCTAGGGAAGTTGCCCCACCCATTTTAGTACCCGTCCCAGTGCCGCCAGAAAGCGTAATGGTGGAAGTCGCCGGGGCAAAATCTACCTCGGTTCCAGTCAAAGCCCCGTCTCCTGCGTTTGCAGCGACAGAACCAAGAGCCATTACGAAAGCAGCGTCACCAGCCGCGCCGGTAAGTGCCGCACCTTCAGCGAACGCCGTGTAATTCTGACGTGAGCTAATCGGCTGGACAGCCGCTTGCACAAAGTCAAAAATCTTAAGCGAAGCAGAGGAGCCGGAACCAGCAGCGTCGGTCACGGTAAGAGAGACAGCATTAAGCGTGAAGGTCATCAAATAGAGAAAGCCTTGACGTTCTACGTTCAATGTCAATCCGGTCGCTGCGTTAATAGCGCCGAGTGACGACTGAAAATCGGATATCGAGTCATTCTCTAAAAGCTGAACCCTGTTTTGGATTACCTTACTCATAAACCCCCCTTAGATGGTGGTGGAGATAAGCTGTACGCGAGCGCCTTCAGTACGCATTGCATTCAGCCAGAGGTCGATAGTGATGTCCCAAGAATTGACTTTCGTAGCAGATTTTTCCACACCGAGAATCGAAACTTCCATAGACACAGCAACCGACTCAGGAGCTAGAGCAACGCACGAGCGCAGCGTAGTTCCTTCAGGGAGAATCGGGTTAAGTACAGTGATGCCACCGTTGACAGAGCCAGCGAACAGAATAACCTGATACATGCCAGCCGTCGATTGCATACCATTCTCAACAGGGCGACCGGAGATGTAGTCGTTTGAGATGAACTCTACTTCGCTCATAAGGTCTTGGTTTTCTCCGCCGGAGAGCGCCAGCACCGAACCGCGAATCATGTCCATGCTCAGTTCGTTGTTGATGAAGTTTGCAGTGATTTCCTGAACCTTCTCGTAAGTCATACCTGCCGAAGCATCAACCGTGAGAACACCGTCCGTTGCGGCAGAGGTGGTGGTTAAAGCAGCATCAGGCGAGCCAGTGAGAACGTTACCAACAGCAGCGGCGACGATAACGCGGTCAATCGTGCGGCCTTTGGCTTTCACGAGGTTCATCAGAATGTCGCTGGTAGGGTCAGCAATCAGTTCGTTGATGTCGTATTTAGCATCAACCTGAACGGTCAATGTAAAGCGACGCTTTGTGAGCTGGCGGTTATCCAGTGAATAATCGGCAAACTGCTTATCGGGGTTACGGGTATTCGTTTCCACGAGGTCAAGGCGACCGATACGAGCCATGTTATTTACTTTGCCTTTTGATGGCAGGTACATAACGGCGCGTGAACTCTCAAGGAGTGATTTTTCCTGTTGAGCTAAGTGGAAGAACGAGTTTTGAAAATTCTGTAATTGACCTTGGTCAAGGCTCGGTGAAATGGTCGTGCTAGTCATAAAAATCCCTTTATTGGTTAAAGATAAGTTCGTTTAATATTTACGAAAGTATCCCCAATAAGGGGGTTTCTAGCTTTACGGCAGCTTATACCATGAGCATCAGGCCGCTAGAATGGGTGTCTGATAGCGGCATTATATACTACATATTGATATTTTACAACCATTATCCGTAAAGACGAGCGTAGAGCTTCTCATCGCTAATGGATGGATGGAAATTAATATTCTGCGCCTTGGCAATTTGCTCTAGCTCGGTACGATTCAGGTTAGTTTTTGGCGTTGCTTTATTCAGGTCGGCTTCGCCATTTAAAACCTCGTCATTGGTTAGTTTCTTCGTTGTGTCTTTACGCCATGCGCTGTCATTAACGATTAGCGGCGGCTGTTTCATGAGGTTAAACCCAGTTTCCTTATAGGGGACTTTTTCCTTCAGCACTTCCTCAGAATACGCGGCATAGGCTTTGATACGCGCTTCACGCTCAGAGCCGGTTTTGTACAAGGGAATCAAGCGTAAGTCCTTTGCCGTAGCTAAATCCTGCAATTCTTCCTGTGTCATCACTTTAATGTCTTTTCCCACAAAACTAAAATCAGCCTCGGTTTCTTCCATGCTATCAACATAGACCTCGCGCATGCGCTTAATCCGGTCATGGTACTTGGGATTGCCCATTATCCACATACGCGCATAACGCTTGCGAATGTGCATCGTGGCAATTTCTTCATCCTGAAAAGGAATGGTTCCCGTCACACCAGAGAAATCGATGATTTTCTCACCTGCTGCATGGTAACAACCGGAAATGGTAACTTTATACGCTTTCATACTATGTCCTCTTTTTGTAAAGATTGGCTAATTGATTCACTAATGCTTGCTTTTCCTCTGCGGTGTGATTTCTGCGGCTTATCGCCTTGATATCATCACGCAGCTTATTGGCCTGTGATTCGATATCCACCGTGCCTACAGTCGCCGGAGCGTTCGCCGCTGCTGCGCTTTCGGTAACGCCGTATTTCTTGTGAAGGTTTGCAGCTAATTCCTTATAGTCTTTTTGTAGTTTAGCCGTGGCCTTATAGACAGCCGCCGCATAAACATTTGGCATGTCAATATCTATCATTTTGAAATCAGCTTCACTAAGCTGTGATTTCAGTATGTCGCTTACCTCTTTGAATGCCACTTCCTTATAATTATCACCAAAGGATTTCTTCATATCCGCAACGAAAGCGTCATTGTCAAATAACTTGGCCGCCTGTGTGTTTTGCAGCGCAACGTAATCTTTAATCAGGTCATTGCCTTGCTTCGCTGAAATACCGTGTTTATGCAGCAAATCCGCATAGGCCCCCTTTTGTTCAGGCGCTATCGTTTCATCGAATTGATATTCGGACTTATCAGCAGGGCGCATCTGCGCGTAGTAATCCTCGATTTCTTTTGGCGTGGCCGTTTTGAAATCAGGCGCAATGGCTTTCTTGCCAATGAGTGATTGTGTGTTTTCTAATTGCTTCCACAAATCATCCGAAGATTTAACCTTGGCAGCCCAAGGCTTGTCCTTATACACATCGGGAATAGCAAAATCGCTGGGCGGAGCTGCTGGTTGTGCCGCTGCTGGGGTGGCAACTGGCGTTTCGATGGCTGGTGTCGCGTGCGCGGCAGCCGGTACTTCTTCGGTCATAGATTCTCAATTTCCTTTCTAACTTCTCGTTCTAAATATGGACGTATCATTTTCAAGTAAACACTTTTCTTGCCTTTATCCTCTACCAACTTGGCAGGATTCAACTGGATATCGTCATTAAATATCCCGCAGAACTTAAGCAAATACTGCGCGAAATACTTGCCATCGGCGGATGAAAATATATTATTCAGCGCGGCTTTGTAATCTTCAATGCGTTCGATGACGATTTCGTTCGCCTTCTCGCGCTCCTCTTGCCGCCTGGCCATTACGTCAACAATGCTGTTACTGTCCAACATTACGAGCCTCAGCGTTGGATTTGTTAGCACCAGCCGTATTCTTTTGAATCTCTGACCCAGCCTGCCCTGCTTGCAATGCCATCATAGTGGCTTGCTGTTTGGCTTGCGCTGCAATTTGCTCTTGGAATTTCTTAGCGCCGATTAGAATCTGATTATTAGCATCGAGGTTGTTGTTAATATCTTCGAGCAATTTATACCAGTCAACGGCAGCTACGATTTGCGGGAATAGCGCAGCAATGCCAGTGATGGCCTGTAAAACTTGAACCAACGCTTGAACTGCCTCAGTGCGCGTGAGCTTTTCTAATTCGTTATTGAATCGAACTTCATACCACGGTTTGCCGGATTCCATTACATCAAGCACAGCCTGCGGGATAATACGGTCTTGTTTTCCAATCGCCTTTAGTTTCTTTACTGCCTCTGCATTCTTAGGGCTTACGCCAAGCTGTCCCATGCCATAGAGAATAGAAACGTCACGCTTTACCAAAGGCTCAAGTAATTCGGTTTTTTGCTGCTGTAGCAAACCAGATAATGACTTGCCGCGAATAGCATAACGCTGTAGTGACTCCGTGGCCGTCATTTCTTTTGCTGAGCTGAAATCCAATAACGCATCAACCTTGAAGGCCGTGGTTATCTTTTCATTCAAATACGGAATGAGATAGGAAATCAGCTTCGTCGGGTCGCCAACATCATAAAGCGGGAACGCTGGATTCTGTCCATTGGCCAATGCTGAGTTAAATACTGTCAGACCATTCGGGGATGTATCAATAACTGAATCACCGAATATGGCGTTGTTCCACATGCCCAGAGATGGATTGGCCATCTTCTCGATAACTTCAATCGCCGTTGCTACCATGAACTGAACGGCGCGAATCGTGGATATGAGCATTGTTCCCGATGAACGGCCATAGACCGAACCGCGAATCTTAATCATTCTAGCAACGGCGATTGGCTTCTCTGCAAACGATTCCTCAAAGAAAATGTTATTATTATCCGCCGAGCCGTCCATAAACCACACGCCACGATACTTAGTGCCGCGCTTGCCTTTTAGCTTTGGCGTGTAGTCCTCACGAGGAAATACATAAAAAACAATCGTGAACTCATCGTTGAGTTTATTCTTTTCCCACGCATTGCGAATAGCTTTAGGCAATCTGGCGCAGGCTTCTTTACTTACCACGCCATCTTCGGTGCAAAACTCGCCGATGATACGAGACACGCGCCAATGATACGTTGCAGCAACATGGTCAACCAACCCACCTCTGCCATCGTCAATGCAGATATTATCCACGCCGTATTGTCTGTGTAACAGCGCGTTATCCGCCATTCCATTCATGAAGGCTTTATTAGGAAATCCACCGATTCCGCCTGTACCAAACGCCGCTTGGTCGTAAGCGTATGAACGAAGGCACGTATGCAAACCAGCATCCGAATGATTCATGTGATAGAGTGCTTGGTCGGTAGCAAAGTCGTAATAGTCCTCGACTTCCTCTTGGCTAACCGATTCCAAAACATAGCGCGATGGAATAAGCTGCATGGCCTTGTCGCCAGTGCCCCACATAATCCCTACAAGATAATCGCCGAATTGATTTACTGATAATGCCGATGTCGGGTCGTCAACAAACTCGTCTAATTGGGCGCTGCGATTGCTTTGATTGTTATTATTCGTGGTGTAATTTGTATCGACGTTTATGCCTACATATTTGCTGATATCACGCCAAAGAGGAGTATGACGCTCACGCTCGGCCTTTAAAGCCTGATAGCGTTGAAATATATTACTGAAATCATCGGCCATTTAATTTCCAAGTAATGTCGATTTGCTGACTTGGCCAGCTTGCAATTCCGAGCCGAGTATTCCGCCTTCAGTTGCCAATAGCGCAGCTTTAGATGCTTTGGCCTTCTTCTTCGCTTCTTCGGTATCAACAATAGGCTGGGTGCTTACCTTTGGAACTTTTGCACCGAAAAGACCACCAACTATCTTATCTCGTTTAATATACGCCCAAGAATCTGCTGGATGTCGAAACATATATATACCTCATTTTTGCGAATTATATACCATATCTAGTAATTAGCCTAGCGTTTTCGCTTTGAACCGCTCACCCTTCTAACCGGATTATCATTCGCAACTGAATTACTGCTCTTGCCTAAATATTGCCCAGCCGCCCAAACCGCCATCATGAGTGAGTCGGCGTCATCAGGAGAATACCCCATTCCAATAGGAGGCGCTTTCTTCATGTCCAGCTTTTGCTGAATCAATCGCTTACCATCACTGCGATATTTCATTTTTATCTTTTCGAGCTGTTTCACCACCTCTTTGCATTCTTTAGGTAGTTTAATCCAGCCGTTATCAAACCATTCGCGGAGATTGTAATAAGCATTTGAGCGGGCATTCACATAATGCGCCGTATCAACACCATCTGTTGTCGCGCCATCAAACGGATAAACATTGGCAATCTTAACCTCCATCAAACGGTCAATCACGCCCTTACCCATATTTCCTTTATCGACAATCGTCACGTCAGGCTTGTATTGCCCTATGAGCGCAATAATCTTACCCGTTGTCACCATCGTATCATTCTCATCCCATTTTATTGTTTCGGTAATTTCCCAGTGCTGATTGCTCACGCGGTCGATAATCGTCGCAACACAATGGTCATTGCCCTCTGCCGCGATATCCACACCCATTATCCGCTGGCGTTTATAGATTTCACCAATAGGCACAACGTCATACGCTTCATAGAGTTTGGCGGTGTTAAACAAATAATCATCGGCTTGTGATAACGGCTCACCAAGCCAGATATGTCTATAATCGCGCTCGCTCTTGTTCTTTGCCAATTCAGCTTCGTGTTTGAGTGTGAGGGGACAAAACGGATTCTCAAAATAATTTATCTTGATGTGAAGACAATCAGCACGGCCAACCAATTCCATCACTGCATCATCACGCATGTAGCGATTCATCGTGAATATCAATTTGCTGTTTTCTTCACGGAGCGTCGGAATAAGCACGTCTAACGTGGTCTTTGTCATCGATTGAGCCTCATCAACCCAAACGATGTCAGCGCCTTCAACGCCCTTAATATTAACCGCGCCTTGTTCACGAAATCCTTTGAACTTAAATTCAGAGCCGGTGATTAAATGCGTAATGCCGACTTTCTTTACGTCGAAGGCTAGTTTGTAGGTTGAGATTAAATCCCCCAAAACCGTATAAACCGATTCCTCAATCGTATTCTGCACCTCACGACCACAGAACATACGCGCTTTACGTTTCTCTGCGATGTAAAGCAATAACCTGGCAACGGACTGAGTTTTACTTGAACCACGCCCACCCTCAATCACGAAATATTTGTAATTGTTAAATTCTGTGATGATTGGCCGTAGCTTAGGCGGAATGTTTAATATTTCGGCAAGCTCAAGCACATTTCAACCTGTAGTTGCTATACAGCCGGTAAATTCAGCACAAACACAAAAATATTTCAACCGCCAGTTGCTAAACCGACGCGAAATAAAGCACCGTCTTACCGGATTTGGTGTCACCAGCATTAGCCACTGCAAATGATAGCGTGGAATTAACAAACGTGGGGAGAGGCACGGCTAAAGATTCTACCGTAGTATTCCTAACGCCGGGAACGGTTATATTAACGCCAGTAGCAGATAAAACGTCTACACCATCGCTATTTAATACAACTACGTCGTAAGCAGTTGTCGGAGCATTGCCACCTGTGCCGGGAATATGCTGGACGCAAACCAAGCGCCCCGTAAGTTTCTCGGTGACGTAATCAGCTGCACCAGCCGCATCCGATGTCCAATTAAAAACCATCTTCTTCAAGCTGCCCGTCAAATCACTTCCTGAAGTCGTTACTGTTCCGGCCATAAATTACCCCTGTCTTGTTTGTTGTTGTTTTACCATTTCCTCAGCAATATCGTAAGCGGCTTGCGCTATTATGGCATCATCTGATGCAGGACTTTCCGTAATCAACGCAGGTAAAGCCATGCCCGCAAACCAATCACGAGCTGAAATACCAGCGCTTGAACACGGAACTGGAGTTGGATATGCGGGTTTATCACTAGTCACAAACTACCACCAGCGTACAGCTTATGCCACTTGCCGTGCAACGCTCTACAACACGCTGTGTGCATAGTTGCTGTGCAAATGCCGATTCTGCAATCAACAGCAGCGCAATGGCTAAAATGATTCTCATACCTTATCCCCTACTTTAAATTCTAATTCCTCGTCGCCAATCTTTACAGAGGGCATTTGCAGGAATGTGTGTGTGTTGTTTACGTCCTGCGAATCTTTCCAGCCAAAATTCTTCAGAGAGAATATCGGGCCTGCCGCAGCCTTTCCTAAATATAACTGTTTTTCTGCGAAATTCTCGCATCTTAGCTTGGCTCTTTTTATTGTGTCAGAAAATTCGTCTTTCTCTTGATAGTCGCAAAGAGTTTCTCTTGATGTATCAAGGGCTAAAGCCAAACCGGTAATTGTGATAGGCTCAAAATAGAATGTGTCGCCTACCGGTTTAGGCTCCTTAACCGACTCAAAATATTCATCTATCAACCCTTGAAGCTGTTCTACGCTTGTCCATTTGGGGGGGCGACCGGCTGGCATTACTCTACCGCTTTCCCTACCAAATCATCGTAAATAGCGCAGGTCTTTGCATTGTATTCAGCGGCTAATTCCTTGATGGCCTTATTGCCTTCGTCAGCTATTTCCATGATTTTGGGAATCTCTACTCTAAACTTATTACAAAACTCTTTGTCGCGGTTGATACACGCTAGGAACGCATTAAATGACTTATCAGCGTCTTTCAGGAGGACGATGGGTCTACCCTCACCGTCTAGGCCAATACCGCTTAAAACAGCCTCCCCTTCGAGAATTTGAACCTTTTTATTCTCATCCTGATTGTGCCGGATGTAGCTTACGGTCTGTCCTAAGTCAAAATTAATCATGTTTTTTCCTAAAAAGCTTCCTACGCGCCCACGGCCAAAATAGTTTCCACTCTGCCTCGTACAATATCCACCGCGCAAGCTTTTTAATCATAGGCTGTAAAACCTCATCATCATTGCGTAGTATGAACACAATAAAAGCATGTGGAATATTGTACCCTTAGCCGTTGTTATTTGCAAGCCTTACTAGCTGCCCACATTTCTAAGTGCTGGTTAACTAAGTATTCCCAGCGTTCGCGAGACATAAAATTAAAAGTCCCCACGCGATGCTGGAGCTGGTGTTCTTGCATCGTCATGGGAATACCGCTGTAAGGTGGTTTACAGCCAATCCCTGAGTTGGCGGCTGTCCTGTAGTGACAATATTCTATTTTGCTGTTGCTAGGGTTGTTTCTGGGGTTATAGGCGCTAGGGCGCGTTCTACACCATGCTTGATAGTCAGCATCCGTACCGTACTGGCTCCAGGGGGATTCCTGCTCTGCACGGTTGCGCTTGTGCTTCTTGGTTCGGTAGATAGGGTCGATCGGGTTAATTCGCATGTGTAACTTTACCATTTTCCTTTTCGTATTGCTCTAACCATTTTAGGTCGGTCGGATTGCTGCCCAAAGTGTTTATCCCTTTTTCTCTTTTCCACGCTAAAGTTTTGGCTTTCATCAGGTCACTTTCTTCCTTACTTAAACCATTAAAATTTTGCTCTTTATATGTTGGTGTGGTTATAGGTGTGGGGGCATTGCGTTCGGATATGCGTTTGGATATGCGTTCGCATTTATTGTTTTCTTTATTCCACCGTATGTTAGCACTTTCTTTATTGGTTTGCCTCTTTTTTGTGCACCACTCCCACTCCTTCTTCAAACGCTTCTGTGTTACCCATCCCTTACCTATCTGGCAGAACTCTCGCATAAGCGGTCGGATATGCGTTCGCACTGCGTTCGCATCCCGTCTAAACTTACGGGCAATCCACTCGTCATCATCTGGAATTTGACAATTAGGAGAGCGCCAAATAAGCATTAAAAGTTGTAGGTAAATGCCGTGCTCTGCATCGGTTAAATGAGAACAGTCGGCCAAGTAGGCATCTGTCCAAATAGGTAAAGCTGGAAACTCAGCCATATCGTACCTTGGGCGGCAACGCTGGCACGAGCTTGAAGTCCCGCACCAGCGCGGCCATAAGGTTAGATTTTAGGGGGGTTTTTCATTGTTAACTGCTCCTTCAAGTAAACAGTAGAAGCACTATAATTTGACCTAGGGCAAAAAGTCAAACAAAAAACACATTGATTTTTTATTCCAAATGGCCGCACCCGCTCTATCAAACTTACTCTTTAGCTTTCTTTGTTATTTCATCAATTATCAAATCATCTATGGGGTGGTGTTTGGTGGATGCCACCATGTCTTTGATGAGAAAATCTCGCAACTCATCCCGGTCAAGAGTTTCATAAGCCCTCATCAAAGATTGGCTCTTGCCCTTTTCAAGAACAGTCAATATTCTTGCACCGGTAGTCGTCATTACTTACCTTTCCGTGGTTTCGCCGTGATGTGATTAGGTGTAATGCCTCTGGCGAATCCTTCTTTGCATATCTCGAATTTAGTTTCCGGCGTGACGTATATAAGCAGCTCTTTGGGAATCTTCAGCTTCTTTTTGTAGTGAACAGTGAAGGTTTGTTTTTTCATTCTTCCGTCACCTGCAATGCTCTGTGAATGACGTCAATTGCTATGCCACTTTTTACCATATTGGTCGTGAACCGAAACACGCGCCAGCCAAATAGTACAGCAGTGTTATACTTTTCACAGTCATCTTCAAAACGCTTTCCACGATTATGTGAACCGCCAGACCAACTTCCACCCTCAACCTCGATGGCTATGTTCTTTCCAACTACAAAATCAAACTTCCATTTTCTGGTAGGGTGGAATTTCCATTCACGGGAAAACAATATGCCGTCAGTCTTTAAGTGTAAGGCCAGTGTTTCTTCGCCAACACTAGGAGCGCGGGGTATTTTGACTTTCATGCCGCCCTCTGATTTTTAAGTCGCTCTAGACGCGCAAGTAATTCTTCTTGATTTAACTCTTCGCCTTTAGCAAGCGCCCAACCATAAATAACGCCAGCATGAAATGTGTTTTCAAAAAAAGTGTCAGTAATAAAACGCTTGCTGTAGAAGCCGAATTTATAAAATATTGCGGACTTGTACGGTTTAAGGCTTTACTGCTAGGCATAGTATTCCCTCCAATCCCCACGGTTTATCTTGGTTGCGCTGATTATAGCGGTAGCTGATTTCATTTAAATACAGGTGCATGTACTTTTTGCTGACATGGTGGAACTGTCCATAGATTGACCGCTTCACAATCGCCCAAAAGGATTCAATAGTGTTGGTATGGATAGCCCCAAATTGCCCCGTAAATAGGTCGCGGGTGACATATCCTGCCTTGTGGTTGCACCGACGGTGCAGAACAACTTTATTGGCGCTGTTATAGCCGGGGTATTCGTCCGTATTTAACACGCTGTTTTTGGTGTCTATGAACTGCCGGATATACCGCTGCATATCCTCGCCCGTCATTTCTTCTTTATCAACCGGCTTGGCTTTTACCCTGCCGCCTCTTTCCACTGCGCCCACTACTGGCGTTTTCTTTGTGCCTCTGCCGCGCAAAGAAGGCGTGTTGTCATCGTCATCCTTGTTAGCGAAACGGCGAGGCTTACCGCCTACATAGGTTTCGTCCATTTCAACGATACCAGCCAATAACTTGCCATCATCTTTCATTGCCGCGCGGATACGATGCATCATGCTCCAAACCGTAGGACGGCGCATTTCAAGGTCACGAGCCGCTTGCATGGCGGATAAACCCTTCTTTGCACTGAACATCAAAGAAATAAGGAGAAACCAGCGTTGCAGGTCAACATGGCTGTTATGGAATATCGTGCCGACGGTGACAGAAAAAGACTTGTGGCATAGATGACAATTCCAACGCTGCCCACCGTCATTCTTACGGCCTACCCGTGGTGACATGCAATAGGGGCAGGAGGGGCTTTCACCCCACCTGACCGCCTCTAAATGCGCTATGCAGCTTTCCGGCGTGGGAAAACGGCGGTAAATGTGGACAATGCTAGACATTTGTTATCCTTTCTGCTTTTGCATTCATCCAGCGCACACTTTCCACCATTTGTTCTAATTCCTTTATTTTATGGTCTGTTAAATCGTCATACCATGTATCGGTCATCAGAGAGATAAGGCGGTGAAATCGGTCGCCGGGTTCAATAGTAAACGTCTTGTTCAGATATTCTGGGGCTATTGCTTGCATAATTATCTCCATTTATTGATATGGATTGTAGAATCAAAGGCTTCCGTCTTTATAATATCTATATTCTCTCCACCTTTGATGTGTGTGCATTCTTCGCACCTGCCAGCATAAAATAAGCCGTCTACGGTTAAATCACTTTTTTTAATGCCGACCTTAACCGCTGGTTTGCCACATTCATGGCCGTATGTTCCGGGATGCGCAAAAGAACAATGCATAACTTTCTCCTAAATTCATTAAACAGCTTAATTGCTATATAATAACCTAAGTGTACTGTAACTAAATATAGTTGTCAAGCCTCAAAGCGTACAATTCCGGGATAAAATGTCGTTTCTGGTAAATGGTCTCTGAGTTGCATTGCTCAGATTGGTCATGGTGTTTTTACCTCCTTTCGTAAAAACGATTGAAAAGAGGGCGTTGACAACGGAAAGCAAAATTTCTATACATCGCCTAGATGCGATCTTCGAAAGTTTGCGTCCGCCCATCTGATGCCCACAAAAGCCAGATGGGAAAGTTTTGGGGTCTGGTGCTGCCGCATCAGACCTCCTTCTTTTTGCCATTCCGCTTTATCATTTTTTAGCTAAAATTCAACCAGTCCTTGTGTGTGCACCGCAATATTTTGCTATATATTGTGGATATGTTGCAAAATGACGCTCTGTGAATTATGGGGATAAGTCTTCGAAATTAAGGCTAGCAGCCAAAAATTATGTTTAAGTGTGTGGACAACGGTTGCGGTTTTATAACTGTCCAGAAAAAATTACGCGCCTTTAGATTCATCGCTCTTTTCAAACAATTCATCAGCCTCTAGCTGCCGCAACCTTTCCGCGTTGAATCGCTTAAATTCTTCCCATGCTTTGCCGAAATTTGGCGCTACGTGATTTTTGTCCTCTATCTTCATATTGATTCGCCTTCTATTTGATTAACCGCACGTTGGCGAACAATCTTTCCATCATAGCAATGTCTACAAGGCGTGGGATTTGAATTTATGGGGTTTAGGCCAGTTCCCCAACATTCTGGGAAGAGGCCTACATATTTTTCGTATTTAACCGATTCCTGCACTAGCGCATATATTTTCTGGTGCTCGTCATTCAACAACTGGCAATTACGCTTGATGATGTCGAGCTGAAGTTCTAGGGGTGTCATTATTTCACCATCCACATTACAAATTTGACGGTGAAGTAAATAATTACCCCTACAGCAAGAAATAAGAGCAAGTTAATCATTTCTTACAACCTCCACCGACCTGAGAAAGAGGCAAGCAAAACATCCCACCGTCTTTTCCATCAGCATCTAAAAAACACACAACATCATACCCATCAGGCTTGCATATAGAATATATACCGGAAATTGTTACCATGCGCTTAAATCCGCCATCGCCTGTGATGTAAAACAGCCCGACCACAATAAGCAGGAATACCAGCCCCAAAATCAGTGCGATTTTCATTTGGCAAGTTCCTCAAACCATTTGGTAAGGCCTGGCACGTGTTTTGCTACCCAGTTCTTTAGAGCAACATCATCGGTAGCAATCAAGAGAACACCCAATATTGCTATGTATTCACGGGGGGCAAAAAAGGCAGATAAAACAATTATGAAGCCTATCCAAGCGGATACCTCAGTAAGTTGTAACAAAAACCACTTTTTCATGTTATAATTCCTTTGCTGGTTGATGGGAATGGGGAGGCCTTAACCTCCCCATTTATTGTTAGTCGTTCATCGCGCCTGCAACAGCAGCCATGAAGGTAACTTCTTCAAGGCGCTTGCAATCTACGATGTCATATTTTGCACCCTTCAGGTCGTCATCAATAGCCGACAAGAAAGCAGCAACTTTAGGGTCATTACCGACTTGGAGGAACGAGATGTTAAATTCACGCTCGTCTTTTACCTTGTGGGTAATGTCGATGATGGTTTTCTTCACAGCCTCACGGCTGGTCGGTTCACCATCGGTTACGAGAATAACAAAGGTTTGCTCGTTCTTACGTTCAACGTGCTCATCCCAAGCGGCTTGAATGGCTTTAGCGGTTTCAGTTGCCATTTCGGTAGGGCCGCCAGCAAAAGCAGATTCAATCTTATCCGGCGTAATGTCGGAGAATTTCGTAATCTGATGACCAAAACGGAAAATAGAAATCCCGTCCGTGTCAATCTTCGCTGCTTCATTGCAGAATGCCAATGCTTTTTCTCTAGCAAAGTCATAACGGCTTTGACCGGTTGGGGTATCGGTAGCCGCCATAGAGCCGGATACGTCGAGCAAGAAGATGAAATCATCACCTTCGTTAAGCTCAAGGTTGTTTGCATTTACCGCCTGTGCGGTTGTTGCTGGTTGGTTCATATTAAACTCCTTAAAGTTTGCCGCTAATCTTCCGGCTGTCATTTCCCGAATGGGAATTTGCTTAATTCATATTTATGCCGGTTTTAACCAGACCGGCAACTGGTGTTGCGGTGACCGTCTTTCCGGTCTGTCATGCTCTCCGTACCAACGGCTCCATCAGTTTCCTGAATCGGTGGGATTTGAACCCACTTTCTCTTACCAAATGTCAGCAACCCATCGGGAATCGAACCCGCATTACTCTAAATTTATTTCTTTTTCTTCTTCGATACCAGCTTCACTGCTTTCTTTGCTTTTGCTGGTTTCTTTGCTGCCTTCTTGGCCATAGTAATTACCTCCTTCTACATGAAATCGTTGGCTTTAACTTTACCCTTGGTTGTCTCTTCAATAGCCATCAGATAGTCAAATGCCGGTTTCTGCTGGCCGCTTGCCCATAGATGGACAGCCTGACGGGAACAGCCTAAAAGCCTTGCAAATTGCTCTTTGGATAGCTTCTTTTGTTTTAAGTATTCTGATAGTTTCATACCGACACTATAAAACAGGCTTAAATGGTTGTAAAGTCTTTTTGTAAAAAATATTTGCATTTACCCCTTGACTTGTTGTAAAATCTTTTGTACAGTGGTTTTCGTTAGGTTGAATCACTAAGCAAATACAGGAGTCCACATGCGCTATTTAAATATCTACACCGGCAAGGACGGTAAAGAGTGGTGCGAGTACAATACCATTATCACAAACATTGATGACGCCATAGAAGAAGCGATGAGCACTAATGGATGTAATGGCAATAATTATGTCACCACGCTAACCGAAAAAGGTGAGACTGATTTGAGCCGGTTTTTTGATGAACGCCGTCAGGAGATAGAAGACTACAAGGCGCACGTTAAATCCTATTCGCAACCAAGTTAATAAGGGGTAGTTATGACAAAATGCAAAGAATGTAGTGCGGAATACGAAGAAACAATGCCATTCGGATTATGCGAAGATTGCCAAGCAGACTTTGATTCCAATGATGCAGAATACCAACTTGAACGCGCTATGTATTTTGCTGAGTTAAAAGCCGAACAAAAACCGGAGGCAAAATAGTTATGAAAACCGAATCAGAAATCCTAAAGGAAGCAGCCGACAACGCCGAGATGCTGGATATTGTGAATCGTGACGTATTCAACCGGATATTCTCAGCGTTCGGACATGAAAGGCCGTTTCACCAGAATCCGGCGACGTATGATGCACTGCAAAAACCAATTATTGAGTGAAATATGTCCAAGAAAATAAAATTGACACAAGGAAAATTCGCAATTGTCGATGATGCTGACTTCTATTTTTTAAATCAATGGAAGTGGCAGTGTGTTAATAATTACGCAGTACGTACTGCGCATATTGAAATGCGTAACGGAAAGCACCATCAACGGCCTGTTCACATGCACAGGATAATTTTAGGAACACCACATGGGTATGACACCGACCATATAAATGGCAATCCATTGGATAATAGAAAAATAAATCTAAGAATTTGTACAAGAGAGCAGAATCAGGGAAATTCAAAGCCATATGGAAAAACTAGTAAATATAAGGGCGTATGCCTTCATAAGAAAAGTAACTCTTGGCACGCGCAAATTAGCATAAAAGGGAAAAGAACAAGTTTAGGGTACTTTAAAACAGAAGAAGCGGCAGCCGAGGCATACGATGAAGCGGCAAGAAAAAAGTATGGCAACTTTCGTTATAATATTAGAGGAGAATTAATAGCATGAAAACCATTTACTACACATTCTGCATGACCGCCACCTGTGCTTTTGTATGGCTGGCAACGTATTCCTTGCAGCAAAAACCAATGACACTAGCGCAGCTAATCGACAGGTCTAATCAGGAGCTGGTCGAGCATAAGATGGGGCAGTTGTATGGAAAATAAATATCACTGGCCTATCATAAGAACCATCATCATCGGTGTGCCTCTGGTTTATTTGGCTTGGTATTTGAGTTTATGAATAGCAACTCGGTATATCTTCATGAGTTAGAGCAGCGCATGGCAAAGAGTGGCCGAATGAATGAGTTTATCGAGTATGTGCGGCAATGTTACGTGTTTAATTTTGAATTGGAGATAGAGAATGTCTGAAGTTGATGAGGAAGGATTGCTTTTAAGCGAACTGATGGAAATCAGAAACCGCCTTCGTATCCACAAGGAAATAGACAACATGCGCAAGCTGGATAAAAACCAACTTGAGCGCCGGTTAGAAGAAGCCGAAACAGCCATAGTGGATTACATGACAGGGAATGGCTTAAAGCAATTTGAGTCAGGACATAACACCGTAACGCTTGGCTATTCAAGCAGCGTGGACATTAAAGACCCCGAAGCCGTGCCGGATGAATATTGCCGAATTAAAACCACCAAAGAGCCTAACAAAGCATTGCTGACTGAATTATTTAAGGCCGGTTCGCTTCCTGAAAATAACTGGATGACAATGAAAACCAACGCAAAAATAACTGTTAACTTGAAATAGGAGAATTTATGAGCTTAGGACTTCCCAAAGAAAAACAATTTGAAATGCCACCAGCAGATTCACACGTTGCCACCGGCTACCGCGTTATTGACCTTGGCACACAGCAAATCGACTGGCAGGGCAAAATCAAACGCCAGCATAAGATTCTTATATCATGGGAATTAGATGTGCTCATGACTGAAGGAGAGAACGCAGGAAAGCCGTTTACCATGCACAAGCGGTATACCTACACCTTCGACCCTAAAGGCTCCCTACGGCCAGATTTAGAGGCTTGGCGTGGCCGTCCGTTCACCGAGGAGGAGATGAATAGCTTTAAGCTTAATAAGCTTTTGGGTGTGCCTTGCTTAATGGGTGTGGTTCACAATAAGAAAGACGGAAAAACATACGCTAATATCAGCAGCATTATGAAGTTGCCGAAGGGGTTGACCGCACCAAAGCTGATTAATCCTACGGTTGATTTTGATTTATCTGAATTCGACCAAGCTGTTTACGATAGTTTCAGTGATGGGCTTAAAGAAACGATTGCTCATTCTCCTGAATATCAGGCTTTGAAATCTAATAAACTTCCTGAGCAAATATCGCACGACCAGCCTAAGCCAGTATCAACTTTAGACGATGATGAAATCCCATTTTAGGTAATTTATGACCACCATATTCGCCAAACTATCCAGTGATGGAAAGCTGCCAATCGGCACTAAGGAGGCGCTGGCTGTGATATTCCCCCGTTATGCTGACAAGGAAATATCCATAGCCATTGAGGAGCGCGGTAACAAGATAAGCGCACCGCAACGTAAGTATTACTTCAAGGTGATTGTGTCGGGGTTTATGGAGCATTTTACGGGGTATTCAAAGGATGAGATGCACAGCGCATTGATGAAAACCGTGGGAGGGTTTAACAATCCATTCGTGAATCCCTTTACTGGCGAGCCTGACGAAAGCCGTAAGTCACTTAGGGATTTAACAAAAGCACAGGCGGAAGGATATTTCACGTTGTGCAGAAAGCGTGGCGCAGAATTGGGATTAAATATACGTGAGCCAAACGAGCAGGACTATGTAGATTATGACAATTTCTAATCAAGCCGAGGAGCATTTCCGTCAGGCATTTGACCTTATCAGAAAGATGCCCAAAGGAAAAGAGCGTGATGATTTAATCGACCGTGTATTGACATTTTGTTTGAAGATAAGCGGGTTTAAAGACGGTCAAACTTTACGGGTAAACTATGAGAAGGAGATACCAAAATGAAACCGGGAACTTTGAAAGCACTAGCCAAACTAAGAGCTAATCGTCGTCGTGGAATCAGCTTTGACGATTTTAAAACCGGATATAGACTAAGCGCGGCTATACTGGATTTACGTAAAGCCGGTTATGTTATTATCACCGATAGGGAGCCGATGTCTAACGGTGGAAACAGGGCAAACAACCACAATAGCCGAAGCAAATACAAAGGCGTGGCGTGGAAGGTTGAAAATAACAAATGGCAGGCCAGAATAAGGATTGTCGGAAAACAGCACCATATCGGATTATTCGACACTGAGGAGGATGCGGCTTATGCTTATAACCAAGCGGCTATTCTTCAGCATGGGAATTTTGCTAGATTAAACACGCTGCCCAAAGGATATGCTATGCCAGAGAAACCCAAAGAATGCCCGTTATGCCATAGGGCTACGGAGCCGGTGTCGAAAGTAGTGAAATGTGATAGGTGCGGCTTACCGCTAGAAGATGGAAAATGCTTATACAAAACCCACAACAACGATGAACAGCCTATAGAAAATGAAGTAATCGTAAACCGTACGCTTATAGGCTGCAATATTAAGGGCGGGGATATTTATGGTGCGTACATAGATTCATCCACCCTTGCTCATTGTAAATATCAGCGCGAATCGAGCGCCGGTCAGCCGGATGAGCGCACAGCGTTTGAAGCATGGGCAAAGACGCACGGGCTAGGGCTATACCGAAAAGACTCAAGGTACGAGTACGAAATAACGGAATCCGCATGGCAAGGATGGTGTGCAAGAGCAAACAGGCGAGTAATGATTAATCCTATGAGCAATGAAAATAACATTTGACTTGTGCTATTCTGTGCGATATATTGCGCTTATGAAAAAGAAACTAACACTTATTGAAGTACGTCAAAAGCTATCTGATTTATGTTTTAAAGCGGGTGGCGTTAGGGAGTGGGCGGATAGTAAAGGGTTATCGTATAGCAATGTCTATAAGGTTATTCGCGGGGATGGAAAGCCCGGTAAAAAGATAATGAGAAAGATCAGGATAAAGCAGCTAGTGGGCGATGGATTAAAAGAACCGAGATACGAAGATATTTAACAGCTACGAAGATACTGAATTTGAGAATAGCGACATGGAATTGGAAGATAAATACCGGATATTGGCCTTAAAGAAGGCGGCAATCGTGCTGAACGGTCTGGCTGATTCCTTTAAGGATGAAGCCACCAAGTCAGAAACCAAGTCGCTTGCATGGGCTGTGTCCTGGGCAGTTGTTGAGTTGGAAACCTCTGCTTTGAAAAAGGAGAAGGTAGCGTGACCGACGATAAGCAGAAAATTGAAACGGTGGGTGACTTGATAAAACTCCTATCTGTATTCAGTCCTGAATTAAAACTAGCTGTTGACCAGCCGCGCCGGTGGGTAAAGAAGCAGCCGGACAATACTACTACTTTTGTGAATGGGATTTCTATGAATGGATATTGGCTTAGATTAACTACAAGCACGGAGCGGCCATGACTAGCCAAAGAGGTGGGATATGGGGGAAAACGGACGCATGGGTTGATTGCATTGTAGACTACTGCATAGAAAAAATAAGAAGCGATATTGGAGAAAAGACATTGCAACGAGAAACTGCAATAGGGGCATGTGAAGAAATATCAAAACCAGAACCAACGGAAGATTACTATCGGGGTTTTGACGACGGATTGAAAACGGCAATTATAGGATTAGAGATGATAAAGGACGGCGATTTATGAGCGGTACATCTATATTGTGTCAGGTTCTTCGATATGCCGACCGGCCACAAAGCCACGGCGAGCTAATGGATGATGCTGCAAGCCTATTAGAACGGCAGGAAAAGCGTATTAACCTAGCTATAGCGGAATTGACGGCCATGATTGATGGCGGTGAGGAATGTCGAGGCCGTGATAGCGAGCTAAGCAGAATCATTAATATATTGGAGAGCGGTTCTCCGATAAGATAACTGAAACCGAGTATGGTTGATGTGGACACCCGAGAAGCCGAAAGGCGGAAGGGTAACAGAGCATTAGCTGAGGCGTGACGAGAGGGGAAACCTTCGGTGACTCCGCTGCCTAAGCCGGTCAGGCTTCGCGTTGCCAGATGCGCGTAATCATCTGGCACTGAAACACTGAAAAGACGGATGATTGTATGGGCGTGGAGAAAATAGGGGGAATGGTACACGCAGTAGGTCATTGCACCGTTTGCGGTAAGGAATGGAATAACTATCTGACCGCTCAAGACTTGGTTCGCAAGCATGTCGAAAGCACCGGCCATAAGGTGAGCTTAGAAGTCGGAAGCGCATACACATATACGAAGAAATAAAGAGTAAACGAAATAACCTAGGTATAACATGACACCCGATTACGTCATATTCGCCAGCGGAGGCAACGATTCGATAGCCCTTGTGCAGAAGGCTTTGCATAAGCGGCTGTTTCGGGTTGCTGTTGCCTATAGCAATACCGGCTGGGCAAGCCCTGAATGGCCTGCGCGTATCGAGAAGTTCAAGACGTGGGTTGAGGATATGGGCTACCAGTTCCACGAAATACCTAGCGAGGGCATGGAGGCTCTTGTAGAGCGCAAGAAGGGCTTTCCTGCCAATCGCCCCAAGTTCTGCACATACGAGCTTAAAATAGCCCCTGCTAAGGCATGGCTGGACACCGTAGACCCGAAGCGCGAAGCAATCTGCATGGTAGGCGTTCGCAGGGAAGAAAGCGCCGCTAGGAGAGAATGGCCGGAATTTGTCGAGGATAGCGACAATCATGGTGGCCGTACATTGTGGTCGCCGCTGGTGAAAGTCACGGAAGCCGAGCGTAATGAATTGCTCCGGCTGGCGGGATGGGAGCCGCTGGCACACCGCAGCAAGGAATGTTCCCCTTGCGTGAATGCTAACCGCACCGACTTCCGCAATCTAGGCGAGGCCGATATTGCCAAAGTTGAGGCGTTAGAGGCTAAGGCAAATCGTACAATGTTCCGAGTCCAACGGTTCCACGGCGCAACTGGAATCAGGCAGGTTATGGATTGGGCGTGGAGCGATAGGGGAAAATACCAGCCCCCTTGTGCTGGTTGTGATTCTGGAATGTGTGAGGCTTAATATGAGTATTATGAAAGACCTGTTTATAGAGGAATACGAGCGGATTGAATCCGAAGCGGAAGAAGCAGGAAAGAAACTATCCGATGATGAGCTCGGAAGGCTGGCAGATGAAGCATCGCGTGACCGCTTCGCAGATATGTGTGACGAAGCGAAAGACCGCGCCAAGTATGCCAACTGAAGTATTTATAGGGAGTTCATTATGACAGATATTAAATTAGACCCATCACAAGATTGGGAAGCGCTTATGAATATGCGTAACTGGCTTGAGGAAGCAATTAAGGCCAAGGGCGCGAAAGTAACTGGCGCAGGTGCTGGCTGCGGTCAAGCTGATCTTGACATCGAGCTAGAGGGCTTTGGCTACGACATCACTATTAAGCCAAGATTACGCTAGATAATATTCTTATGACTGTGGCAATTCTGTACGGCGTACCCTAGGGGTTGCAAAACCGCACGACTTTGTTGCTACAGTCGCCAACTGAAGAAAGTGTAGGTAGTTAATGCTGCAAGTATCAGAACTGAGCGATGACTATCTGATACGCGCCCTTCGCGTGTATGTAGAGGATTTGCAAAGCAAGCACTCGCCATTTAATAAGAATGAAGCATATCTGCGTGATCTCGCCGGTTGGATTGCTTGTGCGGCGACACGAATTGAAAAGCTATCAACGAACAATCGAGGAGAGAGCGATGCTAAATAGAGCGGAATTTATAGTGCTGGCGCTACTTGTTTCCGCAGCCTTAGGCGCGGCTGGATATTTTCATATAAGGTGGTTGATGTTATGACAATCTGCAAATCGGTGAAGGGCGTTCTATATATCCTGTGGCGGATAGCACTGACTAAGTGGTTGTATGTCTGGTACTGCGTACTGCAAAATAAGCCTGAAGTTCTACTGGTGCACCCACAGATAAAACGAGAATTGATAGAGGTCGCCAATGACTACAAACGATAAGCTGATGAGTGATTTGGCTGATGCGGTTGAACGTCTATTATCTGTTATGGAAAGCAGATACCCATTTTTATCTAATTACATGGATTCCCACGATCAAATAATATGGCAAAAACAAACCAAAGTATCAAAAGCCGCCCTAGAGAAATACAGGAAGAAGTATGAACGATAGATTGACGATTACACGCGATTTAATAGAGAGATTCGCCGCTACAGATATTAGCAAACTCAAAGCTGGCGATGGGCAAGAATGGATTAATTTACAAATCAGGATTGCTGATGCTCAATTT